AGGTCCTTCGCTCAGAGCGGGACCCGCCGCGAGTGCTGTGGATATTGCTACTATCCACTCCGTAACACTCGGCGATTGCCGTTTTTTCTTTTTTGGCGGATCCATATCGCACCTCCTTATCTTTAAGATAGTTATATTATACATCTTGTTGTATAATATGTCAAGCGTTTTTTCAAAAAAAATTCTTTTTTTTTGATGTTTTTACAAAAAAAAGACGGGGTGTATGCCCCGTTCAAAAATAAAACATAGTAATAATTATTGCCGCCGTCTGTATTCAATATATAAATGCGCTGCAATGCAAACCGCCCCGAGAAGGGCAAAAATGATCGCGCCTTTGAATCGCACAAAACCGGCAATTGCAAAAATGATAATACCGCTCCAAAGGCAGATCAGCGATATAAGCCATCGTTTTTTACTGTCCTTATTTGTAACAATAAAATACGACGCAAATCCGCCTCCCCCGAACAGCAATATGGCTCCGATTAAATCGATAACCCAATCCATACCGTACCCCATCACAAAAGCGCCGATCAAAATCAGCACAAATGTAATTATCCAAACCGTTTTCTTTTTCATACATACCCCCTTAAAAATTTATATTCTTGCCTTTCGTTCCAATTCTTTTAGATTAAAAAAAACAGGAATATCGAGCAATTTTGCAATAAACAATTCCGTTTTTACACCTTTCGATTTTTCATAATTTTTTAAAACGATAACATGTGTGCAGTACACCAATTCCGCAATACAGACGCGCATATAATCTTTCCATTCCGGTATCTCATTCGTTTGTTTGATACGCGATATTTCGTCAAAATACATATTGACACGTTTTCCCAATGTAATCGGATTGATTATTTTTAAATATAATTTGTTACGGAAAATCCTGTTTAACTCGTTTTCCATGTGAAAAAACGCATCCGCATTATTATTTTTAATTCCCGTAATCGGGCCGGAAATATAAATAATCATTTTTCTTTTGCCATTTGTAACTTATTCAATTTATCAAAATATGCTTCGATCGCATCTATTTCGATTTTGTATTCGGCTATCTTTTGCCAATACCAAAGAGGCATGCTTACCGTTCCCGTTTTTTCGTCGTATGTTACCGCTTCGGGATCGGGAAAGAGAGGAAAGGAAATATCGTGAACATCATAAATGTATTCGATTTTATGATTTGTGGCGCAATTTGTTATTGATAGCATCGAACTTATCGCGATTATTACTAAAACCGGCAAGATTATTTTTCTCATCTTTTGCATGTTGCGAAACCTCCCTTTTTATTTTTGCCTTTTCATTTTCATAAAACTTTCTATCCGCTTCTTTGCGCACTGCATCTTGTGCAATTTCGCGTTCGATTTTCGCTCTCCCGTTTTTCCACCCTAAAACAAAGCATATCACGGCAATTGCAAGGAACAGCATAAAAATAATAATAACAATATATATCACTTTGCGACCTCCCATTAATTTTCGAACTTGCTCTGCGGCAAGTTTTGACCGAAACGTATGTCGCGGATTTTGTCGAGCCAAATAGAAAAATATACCGGCATAAAAATACCGGCAATTGTAATACCGGAATAAATAATATCGTCTATTTCAAGCTGTATAACACCGAACCCCTTACAAATCGTTAAGACGATAACCCATACCGCTGCAAAAATTTGTGCCGCCAAAGAATATTGCTTTGCGCCTGCTTTCTTTTTGGCAATTTCCGTCAAAACCGTTTCTTCTTCATTCATAATTTTACCCCTTAAATTTTCCGATCAGGTAAGCAACGATTGCCGTAACGATAACCGACAAAGCAACCCAGCCGATTTTTTTTAATAAGCTGAATGCCGCTTTTGCATTTTTGTTTTCCAGCTCACCAATCCGTGTATTCGTTTTTTCTTTCCATTCCACCAAACGATCGATTTTTCCTGCAACGCTTTCAGTATTACGCTCATCAAGTAAATTCAATTTTTCTTGTTCGTGTTTCCATTCGATAATTTCTTCAATCTTTTTATCCCAGCCCGACAATTTTGCATTCATATTTTCCAGCATAACAAAAAAACTTTTTCGGTCTGCAAGTTCGCCGCTTATTTTTTCAAAAGCCTTTTCTTGTTTATCGAACCTTTTCACGAGTTCTTCCATTTGTACTTTAAATCGTGCATCGTTTTCGATACTTTCTTTTTTCCATTGATATAGCTGAATTAACATCTCCTTTTGTGTCATCAGCGAAACATCTGCCGTGTCCATATTTACAGTGCTCCTAATTTCTCTTTTTCTTCTTCCGTCAAATAGGCGGGTTTGCCGTTATTATCTTCATCGATTGCCGAAACAAAACCGAGCCGCTTCATAAGTTCGCGTTCTTGTGCAATCTTATACTGCACGCTCTTAAAACTCATACCGCTGAATTTGCGTGCCACCGAATCAAAGGTAATAACACCCAATGAAAGAAGCGTCCGCATAGCATTCGCTTCTTTTTGAATATCAACACTCGGTCGTGATATGCTTGACCATTCGCATTTTAACCACGCTCCGCGCAACTGCCATAACGACGGTGCAAAAGCGATTTGTTTAAAGTCAGGGATGTCCAGTTGTCCGCGTAAAACGGATTGTATGATAAATTCGGAATAGATAATCTGGCAAAAATCTTTTGCGTTTTTAAACGCACGGTATTTTAAAAATATATCCAGCTCGTTATTCGCTTGCCGCGAAGCGGAATAACTTGAATCGAATTTAAGCATAACGATTTCAGGCGGTATTTCATTCGTCCAGCAAATCGCCGAAATGATTGCTTCTTCAAAGGTTTTAAAATTAACGTTCGGCCGGTTCGTATTAAAACTCACCGGTTCTTCTCCTGGCGCCAATCCGTCAAGCACTGTGCCGGGTGTCATCGGTAACGTCGCCGGCACGCCGCCTATTTTGCAGTCAACGGCCGCCGGAGTTCCCGCCGCCGGTGCCGGCCGTGTCATATTTAAAAGCGGGTTTGTTCCAATTGAGGTTGTAGCGGCCTTTTTTATAAAAAGCGGCAAAAGCGCGTTGACGACCGCAGCCCGTACCTCCGCATCGCGGTACCGGTCAAGGTCTTTCATCATGTACAATGCATTCGCCAAAAGCGGTATACCGCGAACCTCGTTTAAAAGTTTGTCGCCGCCGTACACCATCCAGCTGATCTGCCTGCCGGACTTTTCGCCGAACACGGGAATTCGAGTATGTTTTATTTCGTCGCCTATAACTTCGCGTACCCAATAGGCAACATGCCGCCCTTGCTTGTTTAATTCAACGCCATGAATAATCCGGTTCTCATTTTTAGGCGTATAGTCAAGCGGCGTCATAATGTCGTTGCCGTTAATCCAATCCCAGCACGGCAAACCCGTTTGGCCGTTAATTCGCGCAACAACAATCCCGTCCCCGCATAACATCGCTTCCAATCTGACTTGATTTTGAAATTCCCCGAATGTAAGCTGCTTTTTGTAATCGAAAACATTGTAGTCTGCCGCATACAAACCGAACGCTTCGCTCATACTTTCGGCGTACTGTACCGCAAGTTTTTCCCTCTCATCAACCTCTTTATTCGGCCAAATAATAGAACTTAGAGGGGTAGGTTCCGGCATCATGCCCGTAAAAATTTCGTTGCGTAAAATCCGCTTGATAATACCCGCCGCATACAGGTTTTCCGTAAACAACTGCAAAGAGCGTTTGCGCAGTGTAAAGTAATCGACACCATAGCCCCAAAGATAATCCCTCGTCGGCCCAAAACTTGCAGGGTATTTATCTCCGTCGAAAACATCCTGTACAATATCGCGTACGAAATACGCCAGCACTGCATCTTGTTTTATTTCAGGTATTTGAGACGGCATAATACTTACATCATTTATGTTTACCATGGAAGCACCCTCACAGCTCCGCCGGTAGAACGAACGCGGCTTTCTAAAATTGCAATCTGATTTAATAAATCTTTTTGTCTTATGTATAAACTCGACAAGTCGGAACGTTTTACCGTCTGCCGATCCTGTCCGGTATCAATCGTGTATTCCTGCACACCGCCGGCGGAAATCGATTGTTGTGTAAAATACAAAATCGCCTTTTCGATTTCATGCAAAAGTCTGCGTGCATTTAACAATTCATCTTGCCAAAACTGTAACGGTGTTTCGTTTTTAAAATTAGGGTCTAACAATGCCATACGTTAATTATAAAAAGCAAAAACAAAAAAGCTATTAACTGATTATAAAAAAAACACTTGACATATTGTAATTTATATATTACATTTTAATCATAATGAAGATACGAAAAACGGAAACATTTGAAATATGGCTTACAAAAATAAAAGATAAAAAAGCACAAGCCA